CAGAGTTATTGCGAAAAGCAAGATCTGAGCCATTTCTTAAAAGATTGTCCTGTAATAGCGGACCGGATATTCTACCTACTTGTGCCAAATTTATTCTCCCGACACAGTATTTATTGGATTACTTGTCGAAGTTGTGTAGGACTGTTATAGGTTTATCTAAATCTGGTGCTGATGTAAATGATAGATAGTATCCTGGAAGATATGGTCCTGTAAATGTACCTTCTTTAAGTATAATACCGCTACTTGCAATATAGTTAGCAGTGTTGCCGCCTGCTGTGTTAACAGCTATTTCTATTCTTGTAGTTGAAGGGATGCTTGTAATAGTATGACTGCCAGGAGAACTTGAATCGTCTGTGTTTAGATTTTCAACTGCATCATCAATTGTGCTTTCAACACCGCTTACATATATTAAATCGTCAGTAGTATAACCGTGTGCTGTTGCTGTTTCTATAATTGTAGTTGTTCCTGTGCTAACAATGCTTGTAATAGTATTTTGTGCGCCAGGGTTTTGTACCAGTGTGTAGTTTGTACCTGCAACTTGAAAAACATTTTCTACAAAAACTAGAATATTTTGTGCAGCAGCCGGTACCGGATAAAAACTATCACCGCTTGCTAGTGGTCCAAAAATTGTTTCTACTGCATCACCGCTTCCTACGTTTTGCTGTGTAATTGGAGCATTAGTAGATGGTGCCGCTACTCGTAAACCGTCCCATTGACTGTTTTCGTATATTTCAAATCTAGCGTCAGTAGTATTGTACCTCATCTGCCCGTTTACCGGAGAAGAAGGTCGTTGTGCTGTTGTTCCGCTTGGAACTAATACGGTATTTGTGCTATCTAGTATGATTTGATCATTTACATCATACTTTACACCTTTACCGTAGATGTTTCTCAAATTTGTATTTTGAGCTTTAATTAATCTCATTACACTTCCAAATAACTTACTGTAGTTGCTAAATCTGCATGTCCAACAAATGACACAGTGTCGCCTGTTTCTAATATTATTTTTTCGCTGTCAAATGTAAATGTTTCGCCAAAAGGTAAACTTAAATTTGCTATTACTCGTGTTACATTATTATCAAGTGTACCTATAGACCCTCCAGAATTAGCAATAAGATGTAAATCAAAGTCTTGCGATCCGCTTGCAGCGTTATTACAAACTAGTATGTTTGTTATTGCATATCTTTTTCCAGCTGGTACTGTCAGTACATTAAGTTGTGATCCAGTTAATCTTGCGTTTACTATTGCCATGTTGTTTCCTTAAAAAATCATACTGTAAAGTAATGATCTATTATTACTTATCAATTCGTTTTGTGTAGTACTACTATTTACAAAAAATACACCACTACCACCACTGCCTTCGGCTTTTGTATAAATTATTGATCCTGTTGATGGAGCTAATGGATCAACAGCCGCGTCGTCTGCTTGTGAAGTTGTTGTAATAAGTAGTTTATCATTTATCTGTACACTACCTGTACCAGCAGCTTCTAAACGTAGATTTTCGTTACTGCTAGAAGTCATTATTTGACTTCCTTGAATTACAATATCTTCTAACTCAATTGAATTTTGATAAACGCAGATTTTATCTACGCTGTTTACAGCAATTTTTACTTGGCTAGCTGCTCCGGTAACTTCAAAGTCTTTTGTTTCAACAAAAGTTTTAGTTGTAGTGCCTTCTTCGATTCTATCTTGTAAAACATTTTGTCCTGCAAAGGTAACATAATCAACAACCGCTTTTGCATTTGGTATTAGATCATCATCTAATGCACCGCCGGTAATAACGCCGCCGGCATAAGGAAAAACACGGGTTTCATAATCAGTTGCATTTGTTACACTAATTGCATTATTACCTGTATCAATAAACAAAGCAGCGTTAGACTTTATACCATCTAAAACAAGAGTTGTTTTATCTCCCGATCCTGTAAATAATTTGAATCCACCAGTTCCGCTATCTCCGCCTATATTCCACGACACACTGTCGTCAAAAACAAAACTAGCGTTCGCTTCTGAACCCCTATCGATTTCAATACCTGATTGATAATTTTTTGATGCACTTATTCCTGCACCGGCTTGTCCATTATTAAGTGTAAGTATGTTGTCATTAATTAAAGTATCGTTACTTTCTACAGTTGTAGTAGTACCTTCAACTTCTAAACTTCCGCGTATCACTACAGTTCCAGCAGGCTTTCCGCTTACAAAAGAACCTCTTGCAGTGTCTAGGAGTATTTGTCCTCCTGCTTCTACTTTTACAGTATAGTTACCGTTGTTTACACTTAAAACTTTTGACATTTAAAATCCTTAATAGTGTAGGGGTATTACACCCCTACATAATATTTTCTTAAGACTGCTTTGGTAATGCAACACTGAATACCGCATTAGGTACATTTGCATTTTCTCCGGCACTTGCATCAATACCAATTCCGTAAATTACGTTATCAGCAGTTGCAACAGTTGCGCCGCCGCCCGAACCTTCAATTTGTACAGTTCTGTTACGTAGTTTTGTAACTTGGTATGTAGTTGAATCAGAACCAATAGCATCAATCCTAAAATCGCCTGAAGCCATTGTACCATTAGCTTTATTGACCAATGTCATTATTTTGTCATCTGCGTGATCTCTAGGTGAAAAAGGTCCACCTCCATCATTGTTAGAATCTAATCTTACAACATATTTTGCGTCTCCGATTTGTCTTACAATATGTGCTGCTGTTGTTGCTTCTGCACTACCCGGAATAAAGTGTCTGCTTACTGCTACACGGCCTGCGCCGAATCCAATTTTATCTTTGTTAATAGGTCTTCCCATTTGTTTTCTCCTTATAAAGTCCCGTTCTAAGGGCTACGCGGTGGGTCACTTCCGCATAAGTCCACACTATGTGGCACGATTATTGACACAAGTATTTATCCGAAAAGGAAAAAGGCCCGCACTAGGCGGGCCTTTTAGAATAAGGGTGATAGGTAGGATTTAATGATCACCTACAAGTGCCGGTACAGATCATTTCTGTGTCACCAGCAAAGCCTAGCATCGGATAGTTACTTCCAAAATCCACATCTCTGTATCTCTACAGTCATGCAGTGCCACTACAGCTACTAGCCAAGTTACGTCTCTATAAACGCATTTCCTTGCACTATCTAAATTAGGATATCTCCTAACTTATGTACTTATAGTAACAAACTATTAAGCAGAAGTCAACCTTTTTTTTAATAAAAAGTTAACTTTTTTTATGTGGCGCTTTTTAATGATTTGTTGAAAGCACCAAAGCGTGTAATTATCCATAACACTCTCCTCGTTAAAGGGTTAAGTGCGTTCCTTCGCTTATGCTACTCCCGGCCTATTGGCTGAACGTAATAATATTTAGTCAAAAAAATAGGCCCCGTAGGGCCTATTTTAGTTATGTTGTGTCTAAGACTTAGCTGAAGCTTAGGTTTGCTGCTGTTACTTCTACTTTTTCCAAGTAGTCAGCTGCGTTACCTAGAGACGATGCTGTGTTTGACAACTCAACATATCCGTAACGTGTCATAAATGATACGACTGGCTCGAATGATGTTGGGTCAAGCACTACGCCTGAGCTCATTAGCGGGATGTATGGGCAATAGAATGCCGCTGCATCTGACTCGCTTGAGCCTTTGTAACCAACAAGTACATCATCGTCTGCAGCATATGTATTAACGTAAATTTTCATTGCGTTATTTAATGTGCCAACGAATTTTGTGTTTGTTGGAGCTTCAAATGCACCTTCAGTTGTTCTTGCAAACGCAGAAGTTGTTGCACTTTGTAGCACAGTTAGGATTGCTGGAGATACAACAGCCCAGTTACCTGCGCCTCTACGTGTTCTCTGTGCAATTCTGTTTGCTGCTCTGTTAACTAAAACTGCAAGTGCTGCATGTTCGTCGCCAACAAAAGTAGCTGTACCTGATACTGCAGCCTGGTCAAATGTATCTGTACCAGTACCTGCTAGTGAAGCAAGTGAACCAAGAATTTCTTGGTCAATTTCAGCAGTAATTTCTTGTGCTAAAGCAGCCATAATTTCTGCTTCAACGTCGATACCATGCTGTGACTGTGCGTCCTGTGCAGATTCAAAAGTCCAGCGAGCTGATAGCTTTCTGGTTTTTGCTTCTACAGTTTGTTTCAAGATTTGAATTGACAATCTGTTTCCAGCTGCCCCTTCAAGTGCAGCAGTTGCATCAGCTTTACCACTAGTGGTATTACCTGAATATGCTTCCGCAATCTTGAATGGTGAAAGTGCTTCTTCTCCAGCAACTGCACCGCTTGCGCCTGTGCCTGCTGTGTCTGAATAACGTACTCTCAATGTGTGGATTTGACCCACGGGTCCTGTCATAGGCTGAACACCAACGATCTCATTTGCGATCACAGTTGGCATTACACGTCTGATAACTGGTAAAATAACTCTGTTAAGAGTTGCAACATTACCGGCAGAGGTAGCACCTGCGGTGGCTGTCTCTGACAAATACTTGCGTGTATTTTCCAAAGTGCTTGCCATCACCTGTTTCTTTGTGCCTTGTAGGCCTTCAAGAAGTGCAGTTTTGGTGTCCTGCCAGCGACTTTCTAATAGTTCTGACATTCGGTTTCTCCTTATTTTAATCCTGCAAGACGTCTAATATCAACCACGTTGTTATCTTCGCTTGCGTTGTCATGACTTGTTTTTTCTTCTCTATTGCCTGTATGTGATGTGCCTTCTGTCAATGTTGCCTTCTTCTCTGGAGTGTTACCGTCAATGACCGCCGGTAGGTACTTATCAAACTGTGATTTTAGTTTCGAAGTTTGAACTGATTCCAGTAAATCCATCATAATTTCTCTTTGACCTTTGTTTAAAGGTCCAGTCAATTCATTTATGACTTCTTTTCTTTGAGCTGCATTAGTCATACGCTTGATTTCAGCTTGTTTAGCTTCTGCTAAAGTTTGCTTTTCCTCAACCGCTTTTTTAGCTTCTGTTAGCTGCTTGTCTTTGATCTTAATAACTTTCATTAACTTTGCAGTTTCTGAATTTTCATTAAGATAGCTATTGCCATATTCAGCGGCAAATGCTTCAAACAGTTTACGCCCAAAATCATTTTTACGTGCTGCTTCAATATCTTCTTTTAACTGTCCGATTTCATTATTTAAAACCTTATTAGTTATAGAAGCTACCTTGGCCGCACTCTTTTCAACAAACTTTGTTTTAAGTTCATTGAAGTGTCCTTTTGCTTCACGAATTAATCTTACTTTCGTTTCAGCTAAGTCTTTTTTATCTTCATTAAACTCTGCAATTTCTTTTGCAAGTGATTCAACTACGAAATCTTCAAGCATACTAAACTTATTAGCCATGCTTTTTTGGTCTTCGTGAAGTTCGTTTACTTCTTTTGCTAATGA